TTTTCCCCCTTGGGCTTGATCGCCCCTTCGGCACGGGTGGTGGTCGGACTGACGGGCTTCTGCGGCGTGTCCGTGTCGTCGTGCCATGCCCCGTTCAGGTAGACCTGATGCTTGGCGTAGCCGCCGACGGCGTCGATCCACTGCTCGTCGTTGTCGTTCGGCGAGGCGACACCGGTGACTCTGACGAGGTCGGGCTCGCCGGGCTGGCCTGCCTTCGGGTTCGTCTTGTAGATGGTGCCGCCGACGGTGGTGGTCTGGTTCGGCGCGTTCTCCGTGCCGTATTCGGGGATGTCCTCGATCGCCTGCGTCTGGGCATTCGTGCCGACGTAGATCAACTTGCCGTTGCGATTGATTTGCTTGACGCTGCCCGGGACGTACTTCGCGGTGTTGATCGGTGGCGGCGCCCCGGGCACCGGCTGCATCGGCTTGCCGCTCGGATCGGTGCCGACCCAGATGAGGTGACCGCTGCCGTCGTCGACCTGCTTGATGTCGTTCCAGCCCTTCGGTGTGGTGCCGAGACCCTGGGGCTGGTTGGGCATCTTCTCGAACGCGCCGGTGGAGCTGTTGGTGCCCCACAGCTCTTCGTGGCCGTCGTTGAACTGCTCGCGCTGAATCCCGGTGTAGCCGCCCTGTTTGGTGTCGATGGTGCCCTGGGGCGATCGATCGGTGATCGTGTACGAGTACCCGCTGGCCGCGTCGCCCTGGCGCCCCATGGTGAGTTTGAGCATCTGGTTCGTCTGCGGGTTGACGACCCCGATGACGTAGTCGGCACTGGGCTGCACGATGAACGGCGGCACGCCCTTATTGAGTTCGTCGAGGTCAGCTTGCGTCGCGCCAGGGATGCTCTTGTAGGCCGGGTTGGGAACCGTCCGCCCCTGGTTGACCGGCTGGTGGCTGGCGCCCGCGATCTGCCAGCCGTCAAGACCGGCCGCGCGCAGCGCGGTGTTGATCGTCTGCCAGTCGTACAGGTCGGAGCCCGGGGTTGGCGGCGCCTGGACCTCTGGCCCGGTCCTGCGGGGGGTGGTGTCAGCAGGCTGTTTGGTGACGTCGACCATGGGGGTTTCTCCTACGCTGCCGATGACTGCTTCAGGTAACGCTGCGCCAGATTAGAACCGCTCTCTCGAATCTGGCGCATGACGTGGGCAGCCGCCAGTTCGCGCGCGTCGGTCATCGCCTGCTGCCGCAGCGAGTCGCGCACGGCTGGATTACTGAACGCGTGCAGGTCCATGTAGCGTCGTATCTGCTGATCGAAGTACTGGTTGGTCAGTCGCTGGTACTCGGCCTGCTCCTCCTGGCGCAGCGGAATCTTCTGGATGTCGGACGGGACCGAGCTCGGCTCGTACGTATCGCCGAGGGCGCGCATCTGCCGACGAACATCGGGTGCCATCATGGCATCGGGCGTGGTCAGGTCCTGCCATTGCTGCCCCCCGGTGCCGCGCACGAAACGGCTGGCCAGACTCCCCACCACGGGGAGTTCCGACGCGGTGCCGGGTACCCGCGGCGCACGTTGCGCGAGGTAGTCCGACAGATTCAGCCCCTGCTGGCCGAGCCCGTTCAAGAGGTCTTTGATCGCGAAGTCGACCTGTGACGGACGCACGCGCGCCGACGACATGCCCGGCAGTTGAGTGACGGCATCCTCGAGCGCGGGCGCCACCGCTTTGCTCAGGCTCGACGCGTTCTCGTCCGAGAACTTGTTGGCGATCGTGCTGTCGCGATACCAGTCCTTGTTCGCCGACAACTCGGCCAGGGTGCCCGGTCCTGGCGGGACGAAGCCGTAGACCGAGCTCGCCACGCTGTTGCGGCTGCCCGCGTTGATCGGACTGAGCTCCTGCGTCAGCGTCGAGGCCAGTTCGCCTACATCCCGCGGCTTACCCTGGTCGGGTACGCCGCGCACGTCCTGGATGTGGTGGAACGCTTCGCGGCCCGCTTCGACGAACGGCATGAACTCGTTCGGGATGGGGATCAGAATCTTCTGCGGGTTGCGGTTGCCGTTGGCGTCACGCGGCGCCTCGCCCGGCACCATGAGGACGATGCCCTGCTTCTTCAGATAGTCGGGCACGTCCTCGTAGTCTTTGGCGCGCTGCGGGTCAGAGTAGTTGTACGCCTCGGTCGCGGACGCGGGCGCGCCGAGCAACGTCAATCCGGCGAAGGCCGCGCCGGCGGGATGCTCTTTGAGCAGACGCCCCAGATCTCCTTGCTGAGACGGCCACCGCGACTGAAGTCGGTCGTGCCCTCGCGTGCCTGGCGCATGGCTTCGAGCGGACTGCTGCCACGCGCCAGCTCCATCTCGCGCGCGGCGACGCGCGGCACCTGCTCGAAGCGATTGCCGAGCGCCTTGACCCAGCCGAAGGCGGCCACGTCATTCAGCAATTGCTTCAGGTCGCCTCGGCCATTGACGGTCAGGACGTTCCGTACGCTGACCGCGTTCTGGCGCGTCAGTTTGCGGAGCTGCTCCTGAGCCTGGGACTGGGTCATCCTGGCGCCGGCGCCGCCACTGCCCATGCCTCCGCCGGCGGCCTCGAGCGCGCGCACGCCTTCGCCGGTCATCCGCCCGCTGCCGGTGCCGCGCATCGCATCGGCGAACGCGAGCAGATACGCCCGTGCCGCGCTCGGCCCCAGGCCCAGGTTCTTGCCGATGCCGATCCGCGTGCCCATGCCGAGCGCCAGCGCGGCGGCGATCTTCTGGTTGCGGTTCGGATCGTCGTCCGGGGTCATCGCCGCGGTGACCGCCGCCGGCCCCAGGTGGAGACCGGTGCTCACCAGATTGCCGGGGATGCCGCGAGCGCCACCCGCGGCCGTCTGCCGCGCCGCATAGGTGTACGCGTCACGCACGAGGTTGACCCCCTGGAACGCGGGGTTGCGCTCGGTGGCCGTGGCCCTGACGATCTTCGCGGGCGCCTGCAGGATCTTCTGCATCACGCTCGGGTCGCCAGTCTGGGCCATCTGGTCGAGCGCGGTCTTCAGCAGTGTGTTGCTGGTGACGTAGTCCTTGCGGTCACCGTTGATGATGCCCGTGACCTTCTGCTCGTCGCCCCTGAGCGGGTAGTCGGGGTGCAGCAGCGGGCCGTTCTTGCCGCCGGAGTCGACGTACTCCCTGACGTTGTCGGCGATCCTGCGCATGACGGTGCTGTCGTTGCCGAAGCCCTTGACCAGCGCGGAGGTGACGTCGTTCTTGGCGATGCCCGACTTGTGCGCGTAAGCCTCGCGGATCATCGCGGCGACGTGGTTCTCGTGCTGCAACGACGAGCCCTCTGGCGTGTAGGTGTGCAGCCCGGGGTCAGCGACGTTGAACGAGCTGCCGCGCTGCAGTCCCATGCCCGGACGTTCGTCCGACATGAAGTCAGTCATGTGGGTGGGGGTCCAGAAGTCGTAGGTCTTGAGCAAGCCGTCCATCTTGGCCTGCGGCAGCAGTCCGTGGTCGACCTTTTCCTGCAGCATCTGCTTGCGGAAGTCCTGCAGCGCGGTCAGCCCGTCCTGCATCTGCTGCCACTTTTCGGGCTGGTTGCGGTACTTGTCCTGGAGATCGGCGAGGTGCTGCATGATGTCGTCGTAGTGCCAGGTCTCGCCATTGGGGCCGGCGAACTCGCGACCGTGGAGCTGGGCCAATCCCTGCGCTCGAGCCGCGGCGGGTACGTCCGCGTGTGCCTGCTGCACGTCGGCGAAAGCTTTCCTGACGCGGTTCTCGGCAACCGCCACGTCATTCGCCAGGCCCCGCTGACCGCGGGCCTGGGCTGCCTGGAGCCGCTCGAGGTTCTGCTGCTCGTAGCGGAGTTTGACGCTGGCGCCCGCGTACTCGGGAGTGGGGTTGTAGCGCGGCTGTTGCGCGGCGGCCCGGTCGGCAGCAGTCTGGGCGCGGCCTTCGATCACGGCGCCGCGCCTGGCCGAGGATTCACCCATCTGTGAACGCAACTGGCTCGCCCGGTCCTCGGCGCGCCCCACCTGCCTGGCCAGCGTCTCGAGGTACGGGCTGTCGGGATTGCGGGCGTAGAGTCGGTCGTACTGCTGGTTCAGGCGTCTGGCGTTGTCCTCAGCAATGCTCAGGTCGCGGTACTCGGGCAGGGTGGTGACCTTCGAGCCCGGAGCGGTCATGACCTGTTCACGCGCGGCGTCCGCGTTCGCCTGGCGCGCCACTTCGGCCGCGGCCTCGAGCTGCGTCCGCGCCTCGTCGACGCGGGCCTGTGCCGTGTTCAGGTTGATCTGTCCGCGCGTACGGGGATTGGCGGCCTGGGCCTGGGCCTCGTCGAGGACGTTCTGTGCCACGTTCCAGTTCTTCATCGCGGTGGTAAGCCGTTGCTCGGTACTCGGGGCAATGCCCGCCTCGAGCGCCTGCTGCTCAACCTGTTTGGCCAGGCCTTCGGCGACGGACTGGTTGGTGCGATGCTCGACGAGGTTGTAGAAATCCGGTAACGCCTGGTCGCCGATGGCCCGCAACTGCGGGCCGATAGCGTGCTCCACCATGTTCTCAGCCTGGTGGGTGGGGTCCACGCGCGCGAGCAAGCCGACGCGCTCGGTGTCGGTAAGCGGGCGGCCCAGTTTCTGGGCCAGGGCTTTTTCGATGTTGTTCAGGTCGGTGCCGCTGTCGGTCAGGTTGCGCACCGACGTGTCCCAGGCCTGCTGGGCACGGGTGCGACTGAGACCGCTGGCCAGGCTCTGCTGCCCCTGGGTGGTGAGCTGCTGGATCGGGCTATTGCCGCCGCTGAACGCGTTCGACGGCAGCGTTTCGCGTGCGGTGACCGTCCCGTTGGGAGTCGTGGCCGTGGCCGATTCGCCGGGAGCAGCGCGTGCGCCACTGAACGCGGTCTCGGCGGCGGAGGGTTGTCCCGCCGACCGCAGCGCGTCGATTACGTCGTTGGGCGTCATGTCCGGGGTGATCCGCACGCCATTCTCCTCGGCGATGCGGCGGACGTTGTTGCTGATAAAGCCCGGCACGCCTCCGCGATCCGCGGCGTCGATCAGTTGCTGGGCTTCGGTGGTGAGTCGGGACGGGGCAGCGGTTCTCGCGCCAGCGTCGCCGACGGCTCGGGCAACGCCACCCCCCAGGTCGTCGAGTGCCGAGCGAGTGATGCCACCGGTCAGCCCGCGGGCCTGGGCTCCCGCTTCGCGCTCGAATACCTGGTCGAGCGAGCTCGCGGCCCGTTCGGGTGCGCCGCGCTCGAGCAGGCGGCTGAGTCCTGTCACGTCACCGAGACCGTGGAGAGCCTGACCGATCGGCTCGAGCATGTCCGGGATGTCCATGCGCGGGTCGTTGCCGAGACGGGGGTCGAAAATGCCGAGACCGCCCGGCCCCATGCTCGGCCGCGGCAGGTTCATGGCCGTCGCGCCGGCGCGGTCGACGGCTTCCTTGAGCGCGTCGGCGATCGACATGTTCTTCAGGTCCGGCGGCAGCAGGTCCGGCACCCCGGTGAAGTCGCTGACTTTCCGTCCACCGGGCAGCGTCTGGATCTGCTCGATCATTTGCCGCGCGCGGGACCCCACGTCTGTTGGAGCGGGCTCGGCGGGTTGCTGCTGGTCCTGCTGGTTGCCCGAGCCTTTCGGACCAAAGCCGCCGGGGCCGCCGAGCGCGCTCTGCAGCGCGCTCTGGATGGCGTTGCCGATCATGCTGCCCAGGTTGTCGAGCGGGTTGCCGCTCGAGGCTGCCGTCGACGGGGCCTGGTCGAACACCGACAGGTAGCCGGGGCGCTGTTGCGGGGATGCTGGACGGTTCGCCGTCTGCACGGCCTGGTCGAGCTGCTGCAGCGCGGGATCCGGGCTGCGCCCGAAGTCGGTCATCGCCTGCTTCGGGATGGGCGTGCCGGTCAGGTCGGCACTGAGTGCCTGGCGCGTCTGGTCGAGGTGGTCGGCTGGCGGCGCGCTGCTGGAGGTGGCCGGCACGCTGGGGTTGTTGGCGAACAGCGCGCCCTGCACCGGACCCATCAGGCTCTGCATCTGCGACAGCGTCATCCACTCGCTGCCGTTCTTCAGGTCGAGGCCGCTCCGTCCGACGTGGAACTGCTGGGTCTGCGGGTTGTAGCCGTCGGCATAGAAGTAGTGGCCGCTGGTACTGATGGTCACCGGGTTGCCGGTCTGGGCTTCGCGGGCGATCGCGTCCGAGTTCGCGCCCACCAGTCGGGTGGGCACGCCCATCTTGTCGAGCAACTGCTGCTCCGAGGCGATGCCGGCCATGCCCTGGCCAGGCGTCCAGCCCACGGTTTTCGCCAGGTCGGTCGCCTCTCTTAAGGTAGGGTTGCGGCCGTAGGCCTGGGCGAACCTGACCGCGGCCGCCGGGCCGCACGCGGCGTAGGCCTCGTCGCTGGTGAGTTGCGGATCGCCGAACTGGCTCTGCGCCATGGCCGTCGGCTGCGGTCCCGCCGTCGTTTGTGATGGCGGTGTGACGGATGACGGAGTGGGCGCCGGCCCGGTCTGGTTGGGACGACTCGAGCCGAGGATGCGGGCGACGTAGGTTTGCGACTCCTGGTAGGGCTGGCCGGCGTCCCACGCCGACACCGCGCCACCGCCACCGTTGTAGGCGATGAGCGCTTTCGACCAGTCGCCGCCGTACTGCTTGAGCAAACTGGCCATCAGGTTGACCGCGTAGTCGAGGCTGGCTTTCGGATCCCACGTGTTCACGCCCGGGTGGTACTGCGGCACGATCTGAGCGATGCCCTGGGCGCCCGCCTGCGAGCCCGCGTTCGGGTTGTAGCCCGACTCCTGCTGGATCTGGGCCGCGAAGATCTCGGGGTTGATGCCCGCTTTCTGCGCTGCCTGGCGGGCGTAGTTCTGCAGGTCGCCCTGGGGCGCGGCATTGAGTGCCTGCATGGCCGGCGAGGTGGGGTCGTAGCCGATGTTCTGGCTACCGCCACCCCCACCGACCGTGGGCGGGACGTATTTCTCGGGCGTGCCGGGGGCGAACGGACCGGTGGCCTCGCCGCCGAACGGGCTCTGTGTCGGTTGCTGAACCGTCGGCGGCGCCATGACGGGTGGCGTGGGCAGCGACGGCTGTGCCGGACCGGGCGTGATCGGCGTCTGCGGCGTGACCGGGGTCGGCAAACCCTGTGGCGGCGCCTGCTCGGGGGGCGGTCCCTGCTGTGGGAAGGGCGTCGACGACGGGGGCAGGCCGATCGGCCCGGACGGAGCAGTCGGCAGGCTCGGCGCCGGCGCTGGCAGCGGCGACGGCAGAGGAGCCGGCTCCGGCACCGGGACTGGAGCCGGTGTCGGAGCCGGTGTCGGCAGCGGAGGGAGCGTCGGCTGCGGGATCTGGATCGGCGGGATCTGGATCTGGGGTCCCGTGATCTGCGGCAGGGTGTTGATGCGATTGGAGGAGGACGTCAGAAAGCCGAGACCGGGCGCGGCCGGCATCGCGCCGATGCTGTTGATGCGGTCGGTGGACTGTTTGAACCAGCGGTCGGCCGAAAAGCTCTGCCAGTCCTGCTGCGGGACGTCCGGTAATCCAGGCATGACGGCCTACTGGAGCTTGAAGGTTCCCGCGCCGATGCCCGTCTGCGGGGCGTACTTGGGCAGACTCTGGTTGAACAGCGCCTGCGCGTCGTCTTTCGTGTAGCCCTGGGATTCCCACTGGCCGAGCAGGAGCTGCTGCTGGCTCGGGGTGAGCGCATTCCACGTCTGCGGCGCCATCTGATTCGGCGCCACCAGCGTGTTCAGGGCGGCCTGATCGGACGAATCGGTGGGCTGGCCGCCGGTGGCGCTGCCGAGGAAGTTGCTCATGTTGACCGCGGTAGGCTGCACGCCCGTGGTGGCCCCGCCGCCGGGGATGTACTGGCCGGCGGCAGCAGCGACGAGGTCCTTCATGCCGCCGGGGGTGCTTCCAAGAACCTGCTGATATTTCGCGTAATCTGCCGGACCTCGGAGTCCGGCCATCATGGTCAGGTAGTTCTGGGCCGCCGTTTGCTGCGCCTGCCACGCGGCCAGGGTCTGCACCGGTTGTCCGCCGGGCTGTCCCGTGGCCGAGACCGGCGGGGTAGTGCCGGGCGTGGTCGTTGCGGGAGCCGTCGCCGCGGGTGCGGTCGCTTGCGCCGGTGGAGCGGTGAAACTGATGCCGCTCGGCATGCCGTACGCCACGTTGCCGCTCTGGGCGAAACCCTGAGCCCATTCGGCTTGCGCGGTCTGGGTGGCTTGCTGGGCGCTCTGGCCGTTCTGCTGCAGTTGGGCCACGCGCGCGGTCATCCACTGGTCGGAGGTGGGGGCCTGCCAGGCCGCGCCAGTCGCTGCTGCCGCTGCCGGAGTAGAAGTCAGACCAGACGGCATGCCGTAGGCGACATTCCCGGACTGGGCGAAACCCTGAGCCCACTCGGCCTGAGCCGTTTGCTGGGCTTGCTGCGCGCTCTGGCCGATCTGTTGCAACTGGGCCGTGCGCGCGGCCAGGTACGACGCCTGTGTCAGCGCTGCTGGTGCGGCTCCCCCTGCTGCGGCCGTCGCTCCGCCCACGGTCGCCGGCTGGGTGATCGGCGGCACGGGCGAATACGTCGGCGGGGTGTACCAGCCGGTGAGCTCGGCGGCTTTGGAGGCCTGGTCGAAGGCTTGCTGCTGGGCGGCGAGCGTCTGCTGTCCCTGTTGTGGCGCGCCCCACGTGCCGAAGGCCTGGGCCTGGGCCAGCATGGTGCCGGCCTGCTGCTGGGCGATGTCGGCGAGCTGCTTGATGGCGGCCTGCGTCGGCATGCCGTTGTAGGTGCCGGTAGCGCCGGCGACCGACAGGTCGTTGGCGATCGACTGGGCGGCTTTCTGGTACGCCTCCTGGTCGGTGTCGAGCGCCAGTTTGGCGTTCAGGTATTCCTGCTGCGCCTTCTGCTGCAGGTTGTTGAGGATGGCCTGGTCGACGGCCGGGTTGGTGCCGACCGGGCCATTCGGATTCGAGGGAGTGCTCGGGTTCGAGGGAGAACTGGGAGCGCTGGGAGTGCCGCCGACGAGGGTGGCGCTACCGGTTGGGGTATTGCCGCCCTGTTTGGCGTTATCGACCGCGGCGGCCGCGTCGCTGGCGTTGACGGTGATGGTGCCCTTGCCGCCGTCGGGACCGGTGATGGGAACGGTAAACGTCGCCATGGTTATGCGGTCCTCCGTGGGAGTCCCTGGCGTGCCGCGACTTTCGCCGGGATGGAGCCGTACCACTGCGACCAGCCGCCGGGATTCGCCACGGCCTGATCCAGGGCATAGTCGGTGGCATCTTTCCACGCGCGCGGATCGCCGGGCTGCCAGCCGGTCTTGGCCGTGAAATCGTTGCCCATGCCCGCGACGCTGCCGTACTGCTCGTACGGAGTGCCCGCGCCGCCGTAGTGCAACTGGAACGGCCACCACGATGTGCCGGTGGGGAACGAGCCCTGCTCGGCTGGCGAGTCGAAGCGACCGGTGGCGGGGTTGGTGCCCTCGTGCAGCGCGACCGCCACCGCCGTGTTGGGATCGATGCCGCGCTGCTGGGCGGCATCCCGGATGTAGGCCACGATCTCGTCGTGCGTCGGCGGCGCGGCGTTGCCGAGGTGGGTCTGCAGGTCGGCATCGGGCGGCTGATAGTTCGGCAGCGGCACGACCGCTTCAGGTCCCGCTTCGCCGATGAGGGCGAGGGTCGGCTTGGTGACGATGCCGCCCGAAGCGAAGGGCACGATCGGGGTGATGTTGGGATTCGGCGCGGTGAGCATGCCGCGGGGCACGGCCGGCACCGGCACGCCGCTGGGCGCCTGGGGCGGGGTCATCTCGGTGACCGGCCCGCTCGGCATCCCGGGCGGGGTGGGCAGCCTGAGCTGCGGGTACGCCTTGAGCACCGTCTTGTAGACCTGGGTAAACCCCTGCGGTCCCAGTCGCTGCATCTCCTGCTGACGGCCCTGCAGATTCGGCGTGCCGTCGGGATTGAACAATTGCGCCCGGTAGTACTCGAGCTTGTCCGTCTCGGAGATCTGGGCCGCGAAGGGGGCGTTGCCCTGCGGAGCCATGGCCGCGGCGATGCGCGTCGACTCCTGGTCCAGCCACAACGCCAGGTCGGTGGAGACGCTATCGAGGAGAGTCGGCTCGCCCGGCATTTTTTCTTAACGCCCCGGTCCCATGGGCAGCATGTTGGGCGGCGGGTTGGGGACGACGACGTTGCCAGCCGGCGCGCCGCCGGGAGGCATGGCCAGCCCTGGTTGACCGCCGGGAGGGGGTGGCGCGAGAGGCAGGCCCGCTCCGGGCGACGGCACCGGGTTCGGGGGCATGCCGCCGGGCATGGGTCCCGACGGCGGGGTGCCGGGCGTGCCCGGCACGTTGGTGACCGCGCCCGTCTGCAGCCCGGCCATCTCGGCCGGGCTGGGGTTGCCCGCGGCGTTGACGCGTTTGGCCTGGATGGTGCCGAGTTTCTGGAACACGGCATCCTTCAACTGCTGCTGGATCTCGGGGCTCTGCTTGAGGTCGTGCAGGAGCCAGGAGCGCTCCACCTCGTCGGGGTTGCCGCCCGCCTCGGTGACCGCGTCCTCGTACGTGATCAGCTTGAGCTGCATCTTCTCGCCGATGCTGCGGATCTGGATGATCTCGTTGGAGGGGGTGGACGGGCTGAGCCGGACCGTATAGCGGTGAATGCCCTCGAGGTCGGCGGGGTCCATGCGCAGCCAGGAGCCCTTGGTCTGGCCGGCGCCTCGACCACCCGTTTTGCCGGGCTGTTCGCCCCAGGCGTAGACCGACTCGGCGATGCGGTTCTCGATCAGCCAGGACTCGAAGCCGGTCCTCTCGGCGAGGGCGACCTCAGCATTGGAGACGATGGGGTTGAAGGCGAGCCCGGCGAGGTAGGCGGCCTGGTTGAGGGCATAGCCCGACTGGTCGGCGCCGACGGCGCCACTGAACGCGGCCGGCATAGCCCGTTCGACCAGTTGCTGCACGTTGGTGAGCAGCTTTGAGGCGTCCTGCCCGGACTGGGGCTGGTCGACGGGGGTGACGTCGAAGGGGTAGAGCTTGCCCGGCTCGAGGCGGTCCTGGACGGCCTGCTCCTGACCGCTGGCCCCGTACGGCAGCCCCGGGATCTGGTTCGGGTTGGTGGTCTGCTTCCAGGCCGGGAAGCCGGTCAGGTAGGCCGAGTTGCCCTGCATGGTCAACAGGGAGTCGATCAGGCGGAACAATTGCAGGTAGCCGTACAGGACGCTCAGGCCGGCGTGCTCTGGCAGTCTCGACGCGGTAGTGATGCCGAGGGCGTGGAAGTAGGGACCTCTGAGGGTGTGCAGGTGGGGATCCCCGTAACTGTGCTGGGTGACCTTGCACAGGGTGGACTGGTCGTTGCCCTTCGCGATCTGGTTGGGACCCGACAGGCACACCACCTGCACGTGCTCGTCCCAGGCCTCGATGCATTTCAAGGTGGTGGAGCCGGCCGTCTTCATGATGTGGCTCCACTCGGGCCGCGCGAGCTGGGCCGCCTGCGGATCGAAGGAGCGGTCCTTTGACGGAGCCCTGACGTTGCCGCTGCTATCGAGCTCGGCGCCGAAGCGTTCCAGAGCCTCGAGATACGGCACGTCCTTGATCTCCACCACCGACGTGTAGCCGTTCTCGTTCCGCGTGTAATAGAAGGATTCCGGCGGCACGTCGGTGGTGGCGATCGGGTAGGGCAACCCGAGTTTCAGGTTCTCGGTGTGCTTGTCGTACGCCATGTCCTGGGCGTGCTGATCGAGGCCGTCCTGCTCGAGCTCTTTCTGGTACGTCTCGGAGTCGAGCGCGTACGTGCTCCACGCCGCGGCGCTTCTCTCTAAGGTCTTTAAGATTCCCTCGCCTTTGACGGCGAGGGACCACATGAAGAGGCGGCTGAGCTGCCGTCGGGCTTCCTGTTCCTGGCGCTGCCACGAGGCTTCGAAGAAGCGCTCCCGCCGCGTCGAGTTCTCCTGGTAGACGTCGCCGAAGCCGACGGGTCGGAAGCCCACGGTCGGGGCGTTGACGCTGAGGGCGGCGGCCACGTTCTGGGCGATGTGCAGGGCCAGTGGGGCTCTGACCTCCACGGCCGTCTTGCGGTAGGCCTCGGGGATCTCGATCGGGAAATTCGAGAACAGGGTGGCGTCGATGTCGCGGTACAGGACATCGCGATCGTGGAAGTCGCGCTGCAACTGGTCGGCGAGCTCGCACGTGAGTTGCTGCATGGTCTCTTCCGCGGACGCACTCTTGCCCCACCCATTCGACGAGCCGGACTTCGTCAGGGTGGCCATCGACTAACCGAACCTCAGCGCGATGGGCTCGGTGGGACGGGGAGGCTGCGCTTCGGCACACAGCCCGTACCGAAAGGCATCGGGCGCGTGGTCTTCGGTCTTGGTGCCGCGCACCGTGTCGGCGAGGTCCTCGGGATCGAGCGGGTCCACCACCATGCTGGGCAATGTCCGCGTCAGATTCGGGGCGCAGCCGTTCAGGATCTGCAAACGCGGCGGTCCCGAGTCGTGAGCCAGCGCTCGCCTGACGATAGCCCACCCCTGCTTTCTCGAATTCATGCCGGGGTGGACGGGCTTGACCCCGTGCGCCCAGTACACGGCCGCGATAGAGGGCCGCTGCTGCTCCGTCCTGAGATTGAACATGCTCGGATCCAGGATCCTGAGATTGAGACGCTCGGCCCCACTATGAGCCACGATCGCCTGGGCCTGCTGCTCGTCCCTGAGACCGGCCGCGTAGAGCTCTCTGTAGACGAAAATTTTCCGGGTCTCGGGCTCTCGGGCAAACCACAGGCAGCAGAAGGGCACGGCGAAGCCGTAGTCGACGGCCAGCCACCTGGGCCATTCCGGTGGGATCTCGAAACGGGGCACCACGTGCAGGGCCGGATCCCATTCCGTGAAATACATGCCCTCGGCCGCCACCCACTGCCCGAGCCTGAGCCGCTGGTACAGGAAGCCGGTCAGGCTATCCAGGGTGGCGATGTACTCCTTGCCGAAATCAGTCCACCCGTCCTGCTGATAGAGCATCGGGTTGTCTTCGTGGGTGCTTTCGAGCAGTTCGCACTCGCCCGCATTGCATCTTTGTTTCAGCCAGTGATCGGGGGAGCTGGGGTTGCAATCGGCCACGATCTGCCGGTAGGACAACACCCCATTTCGGAGCCCGCGAAGGAGCATGGCCCAGTCGTCCTCGTCTAATTCCGTGGCTTCCTGGACGTACACGACGTCGAATTCCGTGGACCCGATTTTCTCCGGATCGTCGAGTCCAGCGACCATAATTCGCGCCCCGGACGGGTAGCGATATTCCTGATCTCCCTCGTGAAATCGGACCTGATTCGGCCGCGGAAGAACCTTGTTTTCCAGGGTCGCCATGGCGCTCTGGGTGAGGCTTTTCCGGGTCTTCCGCAC